ATTTACTAATCCATTTGAAGGACTTACATTAGAGCAGCTGGAGAAACTTTCAAAATTGGGTGATGATGATACAGCTGAGGATATTGATTAAATCTATTACTACTGATAAACCAGCTTTAATGATGGCAATACTTAAAGGAAAAGAGTATTATCATAGACCATTCTTTGTGCGTTTAGCAATCAGAATCTTACATTTAAGGAAGAAACTTTAGGTATTTATAAAACTATTTTATAGATTAGCCGTATCAGTAAACAAAAACAATAGACTTATGGAACAATGGATCGTATTTAACAATGGAATCAATGGTATTATGAAAGGAATGGTTGTATTTGCATGTGGCCTTGAAGATGCCAAGCATAAAGCCAATACACTAAAACCAGCCACATGGGATGATTTAAACTTCATGTGCAGATTTACTAAGGATAAAACCAATCCTTTTAAATCAAAGATATTCCAAGTGATCAGAAAGAATGGGCAAGGAGAATCAATCATTAATCAAGACTTGCTAAGTATAAAAAATTATGAGTATCTTTCGTTTGTCGGATGATGGGCTTGGAGATTACATATAAATACCTAATTGATTCTGGAACTTATGAGATTGAGTTTGTGGATTATGATGGAAAAAAGAAATCCAGAAAGTTTGAGTTTTGGAGAGTATGGAAGGAAGGGGAGAACGGTGAAATCTCCCTTTTTAAATCTGATTGCAACGAGTATAATATCTGGGTTGAAACATCTATGGGAGAGGCTAATGAAGATTCTAAGATCATAAAGATAGATGACAAATAAAGAGATAAGGAGATACGCTAAAATTACAGCTGCACAGAAATCCTTTTGGCATTTCCAGAAGGCCTTATATCCAGATTTCTTTACAGATGATAAAGCACATCTAAAGACTTTATCTGATACATTACAAGCAATATATGAGGGCAAAGTAAAGGATGCTGATGGTAATCCTATCAAGAGGGTAATGATCAATATGCCTCCAAGACATGGTAAATCATTCAGCTTAATCAACTTTGCTGCATGGGTGTTGGGTAAAAGCCAAAGCAATAGAGTGATTGCAGTATCCTATAATTCATCATTAGCTAGTAGATTCTCTAAGGGAGTAAGAGATACTATTGATACTGAGAATCTTGAGTTTAGCAAAATTGGAATGAATGATGTATTTCCTAATGTAAATATCAAGTATGGTGATTCCTCCAATTCAATGTGGAGTTTAGAGGGCCAACATTTCAACTATCTTGGTACTGGTATGGGTGGTACTATTACTGGTATTGGTTGTAACATTGGAATAATAGATGATCCAATTAAGAATGATAAAGAGGCATTCAATGATAGGATATTGGATGAGCATTGGAAATTCTACACAGATACATTCCTATCAAGATTAGAGCAAGGAAGCATCCAAATCATCAATATGACCAGATGGGCTACTAAAGATTTATGTGGCAAGATATTGGAAACAGAAGCAGATAGATGGCATATCTTGAAGATGGAAGCCTATAAGGATGGCCAGATGCTATGCCCAGCTTTACTAAGCTATGAAGATTACTTGGATAAGAAGAGCAAAACATCACCAGCTATCTTTGGTGCTAACTACATGCAAGAGCCAGTTGATGAGGTTGGAAGAATGTACAAGCATTTTAAAACGTACAGCCATCTTCCAGAGGGGCAAAGATTTAACTATACAGATACAGCTGATACTGGTAGTGATTACCTTTGTAGCATCAATTACTTAGTTGCAGAGGATCAAATATACATCTTGGATGTGCTTTACACCAAGAAATCAATGGAATATACTGAACCAGCTGTTGCAAAGATGCTGGAAAAGGATGGTATTCAGAAGGCCAGAATAGAAGCTAATAATGGTGGAAGAGGCTTTGCAAGGAACGTAAAGAGGCTTTTAACCAATAATTTTACGGTTATTAAGACATTTACACAAACAAAGAATAAAAAAAGTCGTATATGGTCTAATAGCTACTGGATAGAAGAGAATGTATTTTATCCAGAAGGATGGGGAAATATGTGGGGTGAGTTTTATGCCTCAATGAAAAATTATAAAAGGGAAGGAACAAATGACCATGATGATGCACAAGATTGTATTACTGGATGTGCTGAACAAGTTAATAAGCCTAAAAGAATATTCAAATAAATTTGTAAATTAGTGCAATGAATCTAATACAAAAAGCAATACAATTCTTCCAAACAGATACCAATAGGAAGATAAACTGGAATGAATTTTTTGGCTTTGATAAGGATAATCCAACAGCTAACTTTCAGAACTTCATCAATGATGGTTATAGTAGAACACCAGACCTTAAGCCAGTAGTTGATAAGATAGCCACAACGGTTTCTGCTGTTAAGTGGGCTGTATATGAAGATAGGAATGGAGAATTAATCAAGGATGAGAGCAGTAAGATGTGGGATTTACTTTATTCTCCTAATCCAAACCAAACATGGAATGAACTACAATACGCTTTGGTGGTTAATTTGGCATTGACTGGTAATGCATTAGCAAGGGGAATTGATTCTGTTGGTATTGGTACAGAGGGTGCTTTTAGAGAATTAGAGGTACTTTATACTCAAGGAATAACACCAAATTTAGATAGTAATTACAATATAATCAGCTATGATTATGTGATTGATAGAATAGATACTACTTATTCAGCAGAGGAAATTATCCACATGAAGTATTTCAATCCAACAGAAAAAGGATTAATGAGTGGCATGGGATTATCTCCATTGCAATCTGCTGTATATCCATATAAAACATCATTGAACCAATGGGAAGCCTCAAGCAATCTATTGAAGAATAAAGGTGCAATTGGATTTATCTCCAATGAATCTGATGATGTTCTGGATGATCAAGAATTAGAATCAGCACAATCTGCATTTGATAAGATGGTTGGTGGGCCAAAGCAATTTGGTAAGGTAAGAGTTACTCCATCCAAGATGAGATATAATCCAATGGGAATGACTGCTGCCGATATGCAGATTATTGAGATGGGTGTAAAGACATTGAGAGCCATCTGTAATGTATATGGTATTGATTCTTCTTTATTCAATGATCCAGCCAATAAAACATTCAATAATAGGAAGGAAGCAGAGAAGGCTTTATGGACTAATGTTAATATTCCAATCCTTAGAATGATGGAAGCAGCTTATAATAGATCATTTGTTGAGAAGTATTCACAAGAGGAAGGAAGGAACTTATGCCTCAAATATGACGTATCAGATGTTGAGGTATTACATGAGGACAAAGATAAAAAGGTAGATAGAGTAATAAAGTTATTAGAATCTGGAGTTATAACAATAGAACAAGCACAAGAAATGATTGATATAACTGATTGATAAATGAGAATAGAGGATAAATTAAACATTAGATACGCTTGTAAGAACCTCAACGTAGAGGTAAGAGATATAGATGAGAAGGAAGGTATTGTATCTGGATACTTTGCCTCTTTTGATACTATTGATTCAGATAATGATGTAATCAGAAAAGGTGCATTCAAGAAATCCATCCAAGAACGTGGCCCATTATCAGCTGGTAATAGGAAGATTGCCCATCTAAGAAACCATGATTGGGATAGACAAATTGGTAAGATCCTGGAGTTAGAAGAGGATGAATATGGATTGAAGTTTGTTTCCAAGATGGGAAGAAGCACAGAGGGTAGAGATGCTATGCTGGATTACCAAGATGGAATCCTTAGAGAGCATTCTATTGGCTTTAATTACATTGGCGATAAAGTTAAATTTGTAGAGCAATCAGAATATAGAGAAGAAGGACACTTTGATATTACAGAAGTGAAACTATGGGAAGGTTCTGGAGTTACATTTGGTAGTAACAGCCTTACACCAGTAATAGATGCTGCTAAATCAAGTGGCGATTATAATGATCTAATCAGCAAGATACATATATTGGAAGAATCCTTTATGAAGGCCATTAAGAATGGTAAAGGTACTGATGCAAGATTAGAGAATATTGAAATGAGATTCAAACAAATACAACAGCTTAGAGATTCACTTATCATAGAGAAGCCGTCTTTTAAAGACACTTTGACAATTGAAAAGCCGAATGAAGCACAACAAAAGGATGAGTTGTATGATGATTATCCAAAACAAGCAAGGGATAATGCAAGGAAGGGAATTGAACTAAATGAAGCCGTTGGCAATGAATGTGCTACTGCTGTTGGAAAGCAGAGAGCCAGAGATATTGTTGCTGGTAGAGGATTCTCTTTGGATGTATTAAATAGAGTTTATTCTTACCTATCAAGAGCAGAAGAGTACTATGATGCAAATGATGAAAAAGCATGTGGTACTATTTCTTATCTTTTATGGGGAGGTAAATCCATGAAGGCTTGGGCTGGTGCTAAATTAGCAGAGATTCAATCCGAAGAAAAGAAAGAATTATTTTTAAACTTAATATTAAATTCATAAAGATGTTCGTAGAGAAAACAGCAGATGAATTGGCATCAATGGATGCTAAGAATTTACAA